ATCTTCTAATGGTGCTGTTAGTGACCAAGATGTATTTTTTATCTATGGAGAATCTAAGGATAGCGGCAAAATTAGCAATCCTTATAACGATGCTCCTTGTCTCAGGGTTTTGACAGAAAATGAATTGGAGGCTTTTGAAGATAGTGATGAGATTATTTATGTTCCAATCATTCGCTATGCTAGTGCTTCTAATGAATATCCGTCGATTTCTGATTTGAACCTAATGATAAACGATGTTGCTGCAACATCTCTAGTCAAGGATTTGTTTGGATCTAATAAGATTTATGCTATCAAGAGTGCGTTTGTCGATAAACTCAAGAAACAGGGTTATACTCTGATCGACTTTAATACTTTCTTCAAGAAGCAACTCAAAAGAGTTGCCAAAGATAGTCTCAGCAAGTTGTCAGAATATAACGGTATTGTTGAATTTAGCAAGACTCAGAATAATTATTCTTCTAAGAATAGCGATACTTACTATGGATATGGTACTCTTGAAAAGCAATTTACTTTTCATATGCTCAATATTTTTGGTTTGGACTATGCAAAACATATCAATAATAAGAAACTGGTTGATGCTATCAATTATTGTCTGATTATTGAGTTCTTTGTTGATACTGTTCATCGTCCTTCTTTTGATATTAAGAGATTCAAAGCGGCCGATTATTTTGGTCATATAACCAAACTATTAAGTGATATCGGGATCAATGGTCTGGATAGTCAGAAGGTTCGTAATAGTAATATTGCGTACAATTCTTTGGTGTCTTATATTCAGAGTAGAATGTATATTCACAATGAAGATATAATGAAGGAGTGTCTTGGTATTATTAAGCCAGATATTTCCAAGAAATATAATCTTACCAAAATGGAAGATGTTAGAAAAGATATTAAAGCCGAACTTGACAACAATCCCGTTTTGAAGTATATTGTTGGTAGTCGTGCCGTGTCTGGCGAACTAAGAGAACTATCCGGTTCAAATGAACCGATTAAACAACTTGATGACAGGCATTACTACAGCGGTAATACTAAAACATGGTTAACAAGTCTAAATGATGTGGAAGCATTTAGAAAACAAATTGGTAGTTTAGTTAATTAATCACAGGTAATAATAGGAGTTTTACAATGGCTGTTCCGTTTATGTTTGTTGATGGTAATTTGACGCTGGTTCTTAATAACCAGAGTTATCAGGTTTTGCCGGATCATATTAATTACAAGATGATTCTTGAGCGTTTGCCAACAGCAACCGCTGATGAATTGCTTGAGATTGTTGATATTCAAAAGGCAGTCGCAGTATTTAGCGATGGTCTTGTGGATATTAAGGAAGGTAAGGTGTTCTATGATGGTGACGAAGTTCATGGTAGTATTAGCAAGAGAATTCTGGAGTTTATGAGCAAGGGTCTGCCGTTTCAGCCTCTCGTTAACTTCCTGAATAATCTTATGGATAATCCTAGTATGCAGAGTCAGCAGGAACTTTATGATTTCCTTGAGCATGAACATCTACCAATTACTGAGGATGGATGCTTTCTAGCATATAAGGCTGTTCGTAGTGATTATATGGACAAGTATGCTGGAAAGTTTCGTAATAAGGTTGGTGATATTTGCAAAATGACCCGATCAAAGGTTGACGATAATCGTGGTCGCGGTTGTTCTCAGGGGCTTCATGCTGGTGCATTGAATTATGTTGCTGGTTACGGTAGCATTGATGCTGGTGACCGTATTGTTATCGTGAAGATTAATCCTTGTGACGTTGTTAGCGTTCCTAGCGATTGTAATTGTGAGAAACTTCGTACTTGCCAATATGAAGTTGTTGGAGAGTATCAAGGCGAACTTCTCAAGCCACTTTATTCATCTAACTTTGCTGAAGATAACTATAATGATGATGAGGATGATTATGATCATGAGTATAGTTGGGCATGGAATGATGATGAAGAAGATGTGGACGAGGATTACTACGCTGATGATGAAGATGAGGATGATTACGACGATCAGTATTGATCGTTAAAAAGAAAGGTGGAGTCTGGCGACTAAGATCATAGCCTCTGGTTGGGAAACTCGACAAACGCTATGTGAGAAGGTTCGATTCCTTCCCATTTTTTAAGAGATAATTCAATGCACGAAGATTATGATGATAATGAGTACGACGATGACGATTATGACTATGATCATCCATCATTAAATCCTTATTATTATTACTTTAAATTTGATGTGTCGGCAGATAGCCCTCTATCAAAATGGTTAACTGATATGTTTAATGATATAGATTGGAATCAAATACCGTCACTACCATTAAACAATGTTGCTGGCTTTCCGTTTGTTTCGTTACCTGTGAATAGTTGGAATCCCGATACTGGTAAGAGTAACTCCTTCCAGTATTTGGGATCCAATTATGCTGGTAATCCAATATGGAAAAAGAAATATTTTGTATCTGATCCAATAAATACTCAATATAAAATGCATTTACAAGCACACGCTAAACATTTTATTAGTCAGCCAAATTATTATAAGGGATTATTTGATATTCTAAACTAGAATAGGAATTAATAATGTCAGAATCTGAATGGTTTATCATAAATAATTTATCAGACTTTACGAACAAAGCAAGAGCAATAGTCTTCAATAATTTTGGAGTCTGGCAAAATAAAACTGATCTAGATATTCTAATAGATAGTATTCATATTAATGAAAACGAAAAAGAAGAATTTAATAAAGTCTTATCTTATCAAGAATCATTAGTAATAGTTAAAGAAAATATTAAAAAACAAAAAAATAAAATAACAAAAAAAAATAGATATATTTTAAATGATGAAATATTTTTTGATATTGTGAATAGACTTAATGATAGAATGGTAAGTAATGTTATTGCTGGATTGGTACAGAAGGGTTTGATTGAAACAGCCTTTGATGAAGAATCTAATGATTTTGTTTTTTGGGTAAAAAATGATAAAGAAGAAACTGAAAAACCAGAAACCAATTGACACAGATGCTCATTTTAGATACAGATGTCCAAAATTAGACTGTGGATTTGATCACTGGCTATCTTTAAAACAATGCAAAACAAAAGGATTTAGGATTGTTTGTGATTGTGGATGCGTATTTAAGCCTAAAAGAATAGCTAAAATTAAAATAGTCTATGTCGATCTGAAATCGATTAATAAAAAATCAAAACCAGAGACAAGTGATGCCAAGGAAGATCAAATTAAAACTTCCAATAGCATCCCTATTGACTTTCAAAACAGTTGTGTTAAAGTATTGGTTGATTATGGATTTACCAAAGAAGAATCCATATCTTTGTGCGAAAAGGCTTTTGAGAAAAATCCAGTAAATAATGCTGGATTATTAATTAAATATATTTTACAAAATTTGGAGATATTAGATGTCAATAATTAAGAGGCCAACTTCATTTGATGAAATCATTGGGCAGTCAGACGTTGTTAACAGGTTAAAAATCTCTACTGCGGGCTGTAAAAAAAGCGGTAGTGTCATGCCCCATGTTTTAATTGATGGGCCTCCTGGCCTTGGTAAAACAACTATAGCGGGTGCTATAGCAACAGAAATGGATGTTAATCTTTATACTGCAAATGCGGCCAACTTGCGTAGTGTAAAAAACGTATTGCCATATTTATTGAGAATGACTAAAAGGTCAGTATTCTTTATAGATGAAATTCATAGACTTCCAAAGCTGGTTGAAGAGTTTTTGTACCCAGTAATGGAAGACTTTAAAATTAATATAGTTCTAGAAAAAGAACCAGAAGAAATAGACATACCAGCATTCACTCTTGTTGGTGCAACAACTAGTGGCGGCAGTCTAAGCCAACCTTTTTATGATCGTTTTCAAATCAAAGAGCATTTATCTTTTTATAACGATATTGAACTAGCTAAACTTGCAGGATCAAATTGTCTAAGTTTAGGATTAGTCATATCAGATGAAGATCTTTTAGAAATCGCTAAGAGGAGCAAAGGTACTCCTCGTATTCTTAATGCTAGATTACAATGGTATAAAAATTATATTTCTTGTAATCCTGGAGAAACAAATATAGATAAAATTTTTGATACTCAAGGCATAGACAATCTAGGACTAGATATGTATGATAGAATGTATATAGATATTTTACAAAAAAGCAAAGGCTCTCCGCTTGGACTTAAAAGCATATCTTCTATGACAGGAATAGCAATTGAAACAATAGAAAATAGCATAGAGCCGTACCTTGTTAGGAAAGGATTTGTTGTTAAAACTCAAAAAGGTAGAATATTGGGAAAAATATGATCACAATTCCTGATAATAATATTATAGCTATTGCATATGATCAGAAATTACAGTCTCAAGAAAATATAGACAAAGTTTTTGAGTCTTTAAAAGGCAATAATACGAGAGACTGGTTTATAAATCATGCCTATCATTGCTTACCACTAGTTATTGGTAACCAATATGGATTTGTAGTAAAGTCTTTATATGATTTTGAAGCTGAATGGAATGGCGGAAATGCTGTCGAAGATGTAAATGTTACAATAGTCAGCGATAATCAGTACTATAAAAATAATTGTAATATACAAAATATTAGTTCTCATTTTGGAATGGGTGTCATAACTGTTCAAATGGCTTTTTCTCTAAGAACTTCTCCAGGAACTAATTTAGTAACAATAAATCCTCCAAACTATTTTATTGACGGATTATACCATATGACAGGAGTTGTTGAAACAGATAACTTGCGTAGGGATTTTACTTTTAATTTAAGATTAACGAGACAAAATTATAAAGTAAAAATAAAAATCGGAGACTACATAGGATGTATAATACCATATCCTAGACATTATATAGATAATTTTAAAATAATAGATGCTAAATCCATACTTGACGATAGTTTAATTAAGCAGGAGGTGGTGTGCATGAATGATTTTGCTATAGAGAGATCACAACACGATAAAACTAAACCAAATAATAATGGAAAAAGATACTGGAGAGGAGAGGACGTATACGGTAATAAATTTTTTGACCATCAAATAAATCTAGATAAATGAATAATAAATACTGTATATATTTTAATCTTGTTATCTTAAGAAAAGAGTCACTTATTTATTATGGCATGTTATATAATGCTCTAAAAAGCTTACAGCCATACATTAATATATCTAAAAATTATGATATCATTGTATTTGTTGATTGTTTTTTTGATATTGATTCATATCTATATTTAGATAAATTTAGTATAAAAGAGTTCGAATTTATTAAAGTTATTAAAAGCCAATATTCATCTAGGTACAAAATAGAACATGATTTTCCAAGATTAAATGATGTTTTTATTTCTAAGTGGTATAATTTACAAGAATTATTTTTAGATAATTATGATAAAGTTTTTTTTACAGACTGTGATGTGTTATTTTTTAATGACCCAGGTTACATCTTCAATAAATACGACACTTCTAATACAATATATGGTCTTGGCTGTTATGATAAAGTTTTTTCTCTGATGTATCCTAATATTGAGCCATATTTAAGTGGACAAATCTTAATAGATAGAAATAGTGTTGATGATTGGGTAAATTTTTATCAAAATATTATAGAAGAAAGAAAAAAACAAAACTACGAATCTGAAAAACTACTCTCCGATAAAGCAATATCTGCTCAAGAGTTACGTTCATTTCAATACTTTAATGAGCAGTATGCGCCATTTATGTATTTAAAAAATACGAATATATTTTCACATCTATTACCAGAGGATTATAAAGTAATAGATTGGAATACTCTAGATGGAGTAGATGAATATTTCTATATAAAAATATTAGATAATTTTATTGAACTAGCAAGTCTAAAAACTACAATATTGCATTATTGTTCATCGGCACTTAGTTTTATATTGCCAAAATATTTAAAAATATCTCATAACGAAGATAATCAAAGGTACTGGATAGATAAAATTAGTAAGGTTTTAAAGGATAAACATAAATGAAAAATATGCCTATAGTATTTGAAAATAAAATAATAAAACAAAATGCATCTAAAATTATAGACTATATTAACAAACATCAACTAGACTTTGGAGAACTTGGCCCCGATTATTGGCAAGGTCGTACTATATATTTAAATCAAATTAAAGATTTTAATATTATAGATATATTAAAAGATCATAAATATTATATGATAGAAGAATTTACTAAATTAGGATCTATTACTAGTCCTATCTATATAGATAGTTTACATCTTGTTAGATGGACAGAGGGATATGAATTATATCCTCATGCAGATTCCGAAGAACCAGATGGTCGGCCACACAAATTTTCATGGAGAAACTTTGGAACAGTGACATTCTTGAATGAGAATTTTGAGGGTGGCGTTTTATATTATCCGAATAAAAATAATTTACAAGTACCAGCAAAAACTGGATTTACCGCAATTCATAGTGGATCAATAGATTGTTTACATGGAGTAACAAAAGTATTAAAAGGAACTAGGTATACAATAGCATCATTCTTAACTTATGATAAAAATCATGAATATATTATTTGAGTTCTTGATAATTTTATATTTTTAATTACTATAACCCATAAGCCTAGAGGTTTTATGGGTTCATTATTTTCTATATTTAGTACGGATTTATTTAGCAGGAATAGAGTCCGATTTGCCGCAAGATCATCAAAATGGAAAAAAATTAGAGAGAACCACATCTCTAAAAATCCTTGTTGTGCG